CCATCAAGCCAATATTCAAGACTGAGGCTAGTAACATCGCCATTGACACCAATTCTTCGTTTCTTAGTGGTTCCGCCACTTTCAATTCCAAGCATACTTGTGCTTGCCAGTCCCTCGTCCTGAGCAAAGAATCCACTTGAATCTGATGTTCCAGCAAGTCCCGAATCACTACCAGTGGTTGGAACAGCCCTAAATGCAAAAGCGGACTGCAAATCAGACGTTGTTTGATGGTCGATGTCATATTTAACGTGATAAAGGTAGTTTCCCTCTCTCAATTCAAGTAATTGACCAACTGGACTTGAGGTTCCTGTTAACTCATCAGAGAATGTTCTTGGCATGTTATAATTTGCGCCGGAGGGGAGGATAAGATTTTTTCCTACGTCATTGCACCGCAATTGCACGGATGCGACCTGCCCCACATTTCCA